AGACTATCCTCAATCATTCTTAATTGATTAAGTGCTTTAATTGCCTTATGTAAATATGATAAACAAGTTCCTTTATTGCGATCAAATAATCCAGATGTTACATGACAAACAGAATCTTTTGCAATTTTAATTTGTCCTTTACCACCTGCACCAGCTGCAGTTGAATACATTGATGTAGGGTAATTTGGTTTTGGTGTGTAAATATAATATTCATCTATCTCAGGATAATCATCTTTTTTAAGTCCACCTCCTGCAAGTGGGTCAAGTGGTAATTTACCTTTATTTTTTGTACCCTTTTCCTGACGAACAAACTTCATCTTCATTGGGTCTACATAACGTATCTCTTGAATACCATCCTGTGGTCTCTTGGTATCAATAACTTTTATATAATATAATCTTCCATCAACATACCAATTTTTAAATATTTCATGAGACTTTTTATCAAAGTCCAACATTTCTTTAATATGTTTAAACTCTTCTCTAATTCTGTCTTTTAATTTATCACTTGCTTGTACGTTTGTTAATTCTATTTCTACTGGTGAATCATATAAATCACTGACTATTCCTTCATTTACAACATCTTCAATCGCACCATCACATTCTGGATGTAATGCCATTTCACGATATCTTTTGATTAAATCATATTCAGTTCTATAAACACCTTCTATATCAACATACTGTCCATAGAATCCAGATTGCACAAAATAATCAACCCCGTCCTCGTTAGATCGAGGAACGGGTGAGACCACTGAATCGGGTGTTTTTTCCGAATCATCAATTGAGAATCCAAACAGTTTCGCCATCGTATAAACTTTTTTCTTTTATTATAGCACTATTTATCAGTTTTAGTTTATGCTTTCTCCTCCAGCATTATCACCGACACCTTTGATAGATTCAAAGTATAGTACTTGCAATTCTACCGTAAACTCCTCTATTGTGTCAACTGTTTCATATGATAAGTCAACCTGACTGATATTTGTTGGGAAAACATCGTAGAATCTATAACTTCTAAGTGTTGAACCATCACGATCAAGTTGATGAACGTATGCGTCTTCTTGATAATCTGCTGGGTTATTAGCACCAGTTGCATCAGATAATCTATTAATTGAATTCATCCACTTTTCAAAAGCAGAACGAATTGAGAAGTCAGTATCGTTAATAACTGTGATAGTCCATGTATCAAACGTTCTATCTCCTGCTATTTTTAAGATTCTTCCTCTAAAGTTGACATCTATTGGAGTGATATTTGAAGCAGGTAAGGCAGCTGCTTTGACTAAGAATCTTGCCTTATCCTTCACATCATTGTCGATTGCAATCTCTTCTGGGAAAGCAAGTTCGACTTCAAATAGATTCGGTCTTGCACCACCACCGACTAACTTACTTTTAAAGTCAGTTATTCGTCTTAAAGGTGGTCTATTAAATTGGGTTGCCATTTTACTTAATTACCTCTACTTAAACAGAACCGACTACTTCCTCGAATGATACACCTGTTCGTGTAGCAACGAAGGTTAGACCGATGAAGTTAATTGACCTTGCAGGTTTAATGAATATGTCTGCGACAAATTCATTATTATCTATGATTGCAGCAGTGTTATTTGTTTCATCACAGATAACTCTGAAATCAAAGATTCCTCGTTTTGCCTGTACATCACGAAGGAACGGTTCAACAATGTTTACAAAGTTTGTTCTTGTAATCTCATCATTGAATTCAAACATTTGATCTCTTGCGGCTGAAGAGATTGCATTTTCAAGGAAGATAAACAATCTACGAACGTTTATCCTGTCAAATGCTGATGCTTTTCCAAGTGCTGTCTTATCACCGAAGAGAACTATTCCTCCACCAGGTGAGAAGATGATTGGATTTATTCTATTAGAATACAATTTATCTCTTTGTGTTTGAGATGGATTGTATGTTAACTTAACTGCATTAAGTATTGCACCTCTTGCAGTTCCTGCTGGTGAGAACCAAGGGAAGTTGTTGATGTCATTTCTTGCACATAATCCTGCGATGTCTCCATTCATTGGAACATATCTGAATGTATCTGCAAATCTGTCATACATGTACTTGTAACTTCCATCAAAGACTGCGAATGATGATGAGGTAACAGGAGCAAAGAATCCAACAACATTATCTGTAATTTGTTCATCATTAAAGACTGTTACTGCACCTGCCGCACCGTCACTTAAAAATGCACCTCTATGAGGTGATACAAAAGCAACTGCATCTTTTCTTATCTCTGCAACAGAGATTATTTTATTTGCTAATGATTGTGTTGTTTCTTTTGTATGATTACCAGAACCCATTAGAATGAAATCTGCTGAGTTTAAATTATCATCTTCAAAGAGTTGATAACCTCCTGCTAGTCCAGCCAAGGTTACTTGGAATGCACCATCTGCATCCTCATCTGTACCACCATCATAGTTTTTACCACCACCTAATGTAAGGGTTGTTGCACCAATACCAGAAAAACTAATACCCTGTGCATTTTGATCCCATCCACCATCAGCAAATTGTGTGAAGTTAGATGCACCAGCACCAAATGATGTTGTAACTATTCCTGCAGGTGCTCCACCAGCAAAAATATTTGTTGAGTTATTGTAAGTGTATTTTCTCCAGTAAGAAGGTGAACCTAATGAATACTCCGCATCTTTTGCTTTTGACATTGATAGATGCTTCTCTAGGATTGTACCTGCATTACCTGATACTTCACCAGTATCATCAATGACAACAACGTGCACTTCATCAAATCGTGAATCACGAGCAGCTGCATAATTTGATGTGCCAGGTCTGTCTGATATATTATTCCAATTAATTGTTGAGTTTGTTAATTGAATTGTTTGTTGATCAAACCAGTCAACACTTGCAGTTGGTGTTGCACTTACATATGATGAGGATTGTCCAGTAGTGTGAATTGCAACTGCTGTATTACCAAACTTGTAAATACCGTTTGGTTGATAAGTCACCTCTGTTGAAACACCTGCGTTAGTTACTGATTCTAATATCTTAACTGATACTTGTTTTAGATTTGTATCTACTTGTGTAACAATACCTTTGAAATATCCAGTTAATAATGAAGTTGTACCAGAACCTGCTACAACTGTATTTGCTGGAATACCTTGAGTAACTCCATAACCAACGTTTATGTTTGCTGGTAATGAACTAAATGTTAATACTTGGTCTGCTAAGTCATCAATTATAGCAACCTTCAAGTTATTTGCCCATGAACCAGGATTTCTAGCAGCAACAGTTACTCCAGTAATTGTTGAACCATCATATCCTAAATCGTTATAATGTTCTGTGCTTTTTATCTTAATACTTCCTGCTGTTCCCGAAAAAGCATTCTTTAAGTCGTCATCATCTGCTCTAACAACTCTTAATGGTCCACCATAAGCAAGATATGATGATGCAACCATCCAATACTCATAGTGCTTGTCAGCAGAGTAGGGTTTTCCAAAAGCATTTAATAAATCTTGCTCTGTCTCTACCAAAATTGGAAGGTCAACTGCTCCTTTAGCAAACGGTCCTACAAGAGCACCAACTTTATCAGATGCTGTGTCAACACGACCAACGGTTAGGTCAACCTCTCTAACTACAATTCCAGGAGATGCTAAATTTAGTGGCATCTTTATTCTCCGAATCTCAGATTATTTCTGAAATTATTTATTAAAATGCCCTTTTTCATGTAGCCTACATGCACTATAAAGCACCATCCCAGAAAGTATCACCTATTGGTTGCATATTTCTTGATATAAAATATAACCCTATATTACATACAAACCAGTTGATGTTGATGACCCAAGTTTGTCTCCAAAGGTATTTTCGATTTGTTTCTACTATAAAAATATTTCTTTGATTATCAGATTGTTTTACGATTTGTTCTAATATTAAAGCAATGACAAATCCAATTGCATAGATGTAGAATGCAAAGTTTAAAAAACTAGAACTGAAAAGTAAAGCTGAAATCATCTGTAATCCCACATATAAGAACGGTCTCCATACTCATCAGTATGCCATACATCACCATCTTTGTCAACAAAAGATGAGTCTTCTAGACCAGTTTCAATAAATCCAAAGGGTGCCATGTCCTGTTCAATTTGATTTTTTTGCTCTTCATATATTCTTTTTCGTATATCATTATCCGTCATCTCTTTGAAATATTCTTGTGCAACTAACCATGCAAAGAGGACTAAACACATTGCTAAGTCATCATTACAACCTTCCTCTGCTTCAAATGAATTATGTTTTTGAGTAAAGGTTGTTAATTCAGATATTATTTCATAATCACAAGTAAGTAATTTATGATCCTCAATCATAGTTTTCAGGTTACTACAACCAAGTTTTTTCACAGCAGCTGTGGTTCTTACACCAAGTTGTGTTTTCTTTCCTGAAAACCCTTGACCAACAATTTGACCATTTCGACCTCTCATCGACGCCATAAGCAGGTTTTCATACTCTAAATCATACTGTAATATGCTGGCAACCTGATCCCCAATATCATTTACTTCAACTAATATGTAAGAATTATTATATCCTTTTGCAACATCTAATATTATATTTGGAAACAACATCGGTTTGATTTCGTTGTTTCGATACTTTGCTACTACCTTATAAGGAAACTGAGTAACATCAAAGACAATAAATGCAGAATAGTCATTTCCAAGTCCTCTTGCTACATCAACTGTAACTATGTAATTATGATCTTTTTGTGGTTTTTCGTAAATATCTAAACCTGCATTTCGGGTAAGTGGATTATCATAGACCATATTTTTTAATATGGATGGTGCTATGAGTGTGTTAACAGATCCTAGAAACTCACATTCAAACTCAACTCTGAATTGTTGCTCTGATGTGTTTGCAATAGTTTGCTCTTTCCAAACAGCATCTCTACCTGGCACCTCACTCCAATGAACATCAGTTGGT